TCTACTTATCGAAAGCTTGCCGATGGGTACGAAAAAGCCCTCAAGAAAGCGCAAGAGTACGAAGAAAGACTCGGCACCAAAGACGGAAGCTTCTTCGATAGTGATCGATACGTCGAACTTAAACGATACTTCACAGGCTCCACTAATTGAAGTTGTTCAGCCTGTACGTGACAACGTCATCTTCAGACCCAACCCCGGCCCTCAGACCAACTTCCTAGCCGCTTCAGAGCGTGAAGTGTTGTATGGTGGTGCTGCTGGTGGTGGTAAAAGCTATGCCATTCTTGCAGATCCGCTACGCTACATTGCCCATCCCCAATTCTCTGGACTAATTCTTCGTCACACTACAGAGGAACTGCGAGAACTCATTTGGAAATCGCAGGAGATGTATCCAAAGATATATCCCGGTATCAAGTGGAGTGAGCGAAAGATGCAATGGCAGCATCCAAGTGGGGGTAAGTTGTGGATGTCCTACCTTGATCGTGACGAAGATGTCATGCGTTACCAAGGTTTGTCGTTCTCCTACATCGCTTGGGACGAGCTAACACAGTGGCCTACCCCATTTGCGTACAACTATATGCGTTCTCGTCTGCGTACAGCAGCGCCTGATCTGCCTGTGTTCATGAGAGCCACCACCAACCCCGGTGGTCCCGGTCATCAATGGGTTAGGAAGATGTTCATTGTGCCTGCAGCACCCGGTAAAAGCTTCTATGCCACCGATGTTGAGACAGGAGAGACACTGGTGTACCCAAAAGGGCACAGCAAAGAAGGCCAACCGCTGTTCAAACGCAAGTTTATCTCGGCTAAGCTGGCTGACAATCCCTATTTGGCTGAGTCAGGCGACTATGAAACGATGTTATTGTCCTTGCCAGAGCACCAACGTAAGCAATTGTTGGAAGGCAACTGGGATATTGCAGAGGGTGCAGCGTTTTCTGAGTTCAACAGAGCCATTCACGTTGTAGAACCCTTCACAATACCAAGCAGCTGGCCTAGATTCAGAGCTTGTGACTACGGATATGGCAGCTATAGCGCTGTATTGTGGTTTGCTGTAGCGCCCGATGACAGTTTGGTGGTCTATCGTGAGCTTTATGTCAGCAAAGTGCTGGCAGAAGACCTTGCTAGAAGATCCGTTATGGTGTACTAGATAGCTCATGTTGGCACAAACGTGGTGACACTGGACCCTCTATTGCTGAACGAATGATTATGAAGGGGTGCCGTTGGCGTCCTGCTGACCGTTCTGCTGGTAGTCGTGTTGCGGGTAAGAACGAAATACACCGCCGTCTGCAGGTTGACCCCATGACAGAGCAGCCGCGCATGGTGTTCTTCAACAACTGTGTACAAATCATTGCAGATTTACCAACTTTACCAATTGATAAGACTAACGTAGAAGATATTAACACCAAAGTTAGCAACGATCACACTTATGACGCTTTGCGCTATGGTGTAATGTCACGTCCACGTAGCGGTTTGTTTGACTTTGACCCTATGTCGCAAAATACTGGCAAAGTTGTAGCCGACTCTGTGTTTGGTTATTGATCAACTACATGTTATACCTTTCTTAATACTCTGGAACACTTATGGCCCTCATTGACAAACCCTCTAACGATAAAACTCTAGCGCTTGATGACGCTCCTAAGAATGAAGACGACTTCCAAGGTGGTAGTCTGATCAGCTTCATTCAGAAACGCTATACCAAATCGGAAGAGTCACGCCGCACTGACGAAGACAGGTGGCTCCGTGCCTATCGCAACTATCGCGGCCTGTATGGTCCCGATGTCAAGTTCACTGAGACTGAGAAGAGCCGTGTATTTGTGAAGGTGACGAAGACTAAGACGCTTGCTGCGTATGGTCAGATTACTGATGTGTTGTTTTCTAACAACAAGTTCCCTCTCAGCGTTGATCCGTCTGTGTTGCCAGAAGGTGTAGCTGATTCTGTCCATTTCGATCCACAGAATGCTGCTGGTGGTGCTCCTCCAGCTATTCCGTTTGGTGAAGAGGGTGCTGCTGGTATCGGTAAAGACTTTGACTTGGACAAGTTGGAAGAGATGCTTGGTAGTCTCAAGGAAGACTTGAAAGATGTTCCCGGTTTGAAGAAGGGACCGGGTCAGACACCAACGTCTGTGACATTCTATCCCGCTATGCTGGCTGCTAAGAAGATGGAGAAGAAAATCCATGATCAGCTTGACGAGAGTGGTGCTAGTAAGCATCTCCGTGCTACAGCTTTCGAGATGTCGCTGTTCGGTACAGGTGTGATGAAGGGTCCATTCGCTGTCAACAAAGAATATCCCAACTGGACAGAAGACGGTGAATACAAACCAACAATCAAAACTGTACCAGAAGCTTCGCATGTTTCTCTCTGGAACTTCTATTGGGACCCAGACGCAAACAACACAGAAGACTGCCAGTATGTCATTGAGCGTCATAAGATGTCGCGTACACAGCTTCGTGCTCTGAAGCGCCGTCCCCATTTCCGTAAGAACGTCATTGACCAACTCATTGAACAAGGTGAAACCTACGTTAAGAAGTATTGGGAAGATGATCTGCGTGACTACGCTCCCAACTTTGACGTTGATCGCTTTGAAGTGTTGGAGTACTGGGGTAACGTTGACGTTGAATTGTTGGAAGAGAACGATGTCACTATCCCCGAAGACTTTAAAGACGGTGATGAGTTGCAAGCCAACATCTGGTATTGCAACGGTAAGATCATTCGCTTGGTGTTGAATCCGTTCAAGCCTGCAAAGATTCCCTATTACGCTGTTCCATACGAACTCAATCCATACAGCTTGGCTGGTGTTGGTATTGCAGAGAACATGGACGATACACAGACATTGATGAACGGCTTCATGCGTATGGCTGTGGACAACGCTGTGTTGTCAGGCAACCTCGTCTTTGAAGTTGATGAAACCAACCTTGTCCCCGGTCAAGACATGTCTGTCTATCCCGGCAAAGTGTTCCGTCGTCAAGGCGGTGCTCCCGGTCAAAGCTTGTTCGGTACTAAGTTTCCTAACGTGTCGCAAGAGAACCTGCAGCTGTTCGACAAAGCTCGACAGCTTGCTGATGAGTCTACAGGTATGCCATCGTTTGCTCACGGTCAAACTGGTGTGAGTGGTGTTGGTCGTACAGCCTCTGGCATCTCTATGTTGATGAACGCTGCTGGTGGTTCCATCAAGACAGTGATTAAGAACGTTGACGACTACCTGTTGGCACCACTCGGTAAAGCCTTCTTCAGCTTCAACATGCAGTTTGATTTCGACCCAGAGATTAAGGGTGACTTGGAAGTCAATGCTCGTGGTACTGAATCGTTGATGGCTACTGAAGTGCGCTCACAGCGACTGATGCAGTTCTTGCAGATCGTCAGCAACCCTGCTCTGATGCCATTCGCTAAGATGCCTTACATCATCCGTGAAATTGCCAAGGCGATGGATCTTGACCAAGACAAAGTTACCAACAACATGGATGAAGCTGCACGTCAGGCTGCGTTGATGGCACCGCCTGCTGGCGCTCCTGCTGGTGGCGCTATGCCACCGGGTGCTCCACCTGTACCGGGCGCTGGTGTAGCTGATATGACTGGTGGCGGTGCTGGCAACATTGGTGTTGGTGCTGCTGCTGCTCCCGGCGAACAAGGCTTTAGCGCTGCTCCTCAAGTTCCACAGGCTGCTCAATAAATGAACAAAACATTTCTTCCAAAGCTCAAAGGTATGTTCAATACACATCATGTGTGGGATGCCTTTGTTGAAAAGCTTGACTACGACATTGAACAGCACCAGCGTAAGCTGGAACAAGCAACAGAATTGAGCGAAGTGTTTAAGGCACAAGGTGCCATTGCTGCATTGCGTCAGCTAAAGTATTTGAAAGATGAGATCAATCATGCAGGCTGAAATGAACAAACTGTTTGCCGAAGGCGGCGTAATGCAAGAGGGCGGCACAGTCGATCCCGTTTCTGGTAATGAAGTACCTCCCGGTGCTATGGCAGAAGAAGTAAGAGATGACATTGATGCTAAGCTCAGCGAAGGCGAGTTTGTCTTCCCCGCTGATGTGGTGCGTTTCTATGGTTTGGAAAAGCTGATGATGATGCGTGACAAGGCCAAGAAGGGTCTGCAACGCATGAATGAAATTGGTCAGATGGGTAACGCCGAGGAAGTACCGGATGGTGAAGCTTTGTTTGGTGATGAGATGGACGACGATTCTTTCTCGTCTGAGATTGATTCCATCATGTCAGAAGATGAAGGCGGTGAAACACGCGAGTATGCTGAAGGTGGTTATGTTCTTCCAGAGAATGAACAGCTTTATCGTGATGCACCCGTTAAAGGTTTTGAGATGGTGCCTATGACCAATGATGCTGGTCAGACCATCTATATTCCTTTCATCAACGGTGTAGCTCAGTTGTCTATTCCTTCTGGTTATAAAGTGAAAGCTGCTGGTGCTACTGAGCCTACGGCTCCTGTTGCCGCTGGTCCAACTACACAGACAACACCTAGTGGTGGTGATGCTGGTGGTAGTGACGGTGGTGGACCTGTCGGTGGTGGTGGTGGATCGTTCGGTACAGACGCTCCAAACCCTAGCAGTACATATGGTGGTATCACCACAGGCTCTCCTGCCGCATCGACCCTTGGTGGAATTGTTGGTGGCTTATTTGGTTTATCAGTTGGTATGCCTTCATTGGGTGTTCAAGCTGGTAAATCATTAGCGTCTTCCTTGTCTAACTCACAGGCTCAGGCTCAGACAGCAGAAGCTATTGGTTTCAACCTTGGTGTTGAGGGATACAGCAGTCAAGCCGTTACAGCCGCACAACAAGCAGCACAGAGTGCCAGCACTCAGGCTAATGCTACAGCGGGAAGTATTGCTGCTGCAGGTGCTCAGGCCGCTGCTGATGTTGATGGTAAAGATCCTATGGAAGCAATGATGGCTGTTACCAATGCGTTTGGCACAGGTACGTCTGGTACTTCTGTCAGTGAAGGAGAAAACCCTTCAGGTGGCACTAACGTTACAGGTACGGTTAATGGTGAAACTTTTGGTTACACCGAAGCCGCCCCTTCAACTAACACCAGTACTGAAACTAGTTTTGGTTTTGGTACATCTGGTACAGATACCGGAGCAGACGGTGTTAGTTCAGACGGTGTTAGTGGTATTGGTGCAGATGGTATTGGTTTCGCCAAAGGCGGCTTCGCCTCTAAACGTAAAGATAAAAAGACTGGTAAGTCCACAAGTTTTGTAACCCGTCAGAAGTAAATAGAGTACACTATGAATACCAGAGTCTGTGGTGGGCAGACTGGTACTAAACAATACCCACCATCATTGGCTACCTGACTCCGAGACACATTGTCTCCTACAGTGCAGCCCCAACTTAAAAGGTAAATATGACTGAAGTAGTCTTGGAACAAAAACCGCAGGCGACAGCGCTTGCTCCGTTCGGTAAACGCAACACCAACCGTGAGCGCATTGAACGCGAAGAAGCAGAGTTGAAACAACTCACTGAAAAGAATGTTGAGAAACCTGCCCCGGCTGTGGACGACAACGCAGAAGACGACAGCAACTTGTCAGCAGAAGAGAAGAGCTTTAAGAAACGCTACGGTGATCTTCGTCGCCACTCACAGCAACAACAGCTTACCCTGCAAAAGCAAATTGACGAACTGCGTACACAGCTTACTCAGTCTACCGAGAAACAAATTAAGCTGCCGACAAGCGAAGACGAGTTGGCTAAGTGGGCAGAGACTTACCCAGACGTGGCAAAGATTGTAGAGACAATCGCCATCAAGAAAGCTAAAGAGCAAACTGCTTCAATTGAACAGCGCTTTGCTGCATTGGATGAACAAGAGAAGCTGACAGCACGTGAGAAGGCTGAGCTTGAACTGATGAAGATTCATCCAGACTTCGACACCATCCGAGACACTGATGACTTCCACAACTGGGCAGATGAGCAACCAGCTTGGGTGCAACAAGCCCTATATGAGAATGATACAGATGCTCGTTCTGCTGCTCGTGCCATTGATCTTTATAAGGCTGATCGCAACATGGCTAAAGCGAAGTCGAAGAAGGAAGATACTTCTGCAGCACAGAGTGTTCGTACCCGTGGTGAACGATCTGCCCCGTCAGGACAAGACACCGAAGGTGTAATGTACGAGTCTCAGGTGGCTAAGATGTCTAGTAAGCAGTACGAAGCCAACGAGCAAGCTATCATGAAAGCTATGCAATCTGGTAAGTTTGTGTACGATTTGAGTGCTGGCGCACGATAATAGTTGACACGGGCTGAAAAAGTCTGGTATAACTTTTAACAGGACGAAAAGGGTAGCTCCCCTGACAGTGCTAACTCACTGTCTAGTCCTTTGCTAAATCTAGTTAGGGATTGTTATGAATGATGTCGTGAAGACTTGCAGTTGTTGCAAGGTTGAGAAGAGTGTTGCCGAGTTTGGTATAGATAACTCTAAAGCTTCGGGTATTAAATCTTCATGTAAAGATTGTAATAAATCTAATATTAAGCTTTGGAGAGAGAAAAACAAAGATTACCGATTGTCTTATGACAAGGAGTACCGAGCTAACAACAAGGAAAAAATTAGCATCAAGAACCAGAAGAGATATACCAATCTGACGCTTGATGAGAAGTTTGATCAGTTGGTGAAGACCGCTGGTAAACGAAAGAAAGTAAATTGTTTTATCACTGTTGAACATCTACATGATGTTTGGCAGCGACAAGAAGGTCTGTGTGCATACACTAAGTTGCCGCTGTCTAGCGAAGCTCACCAACTTAATACAGTAAGCCTAGACCGAATCGATAGTGACAAAGACTACACTGCTGACAATATTCAGCTAGTCTGCGTACCTATCAATAGGATGAAGTTGGATTATTCTGAAGATCAGTTTATCCAGCTTTGTAAGTTAGTAGCGCAAAACGTAAGTAAGCAGACAACCTAGTTGATCTAGCCTATACGAATACCTTAATAGCTAGGGGGTATTCTTATACACCTAGAAGAGACAGCCCTGTGGTACTTGAGTGAGCGTATTTTGTATATGCCATACATTTATCTATAGGAGAATTTTCATGGCTTTTCCAGCAGTTCCCGGCTACGGCCAACTTAGCAACGGCAATTTCAGCGCCGTAATTTATTCCAAAAAAGTACAACTCGCATTCCGCAAGTCGTCTGTCGTTGAAGACATCACCAACAACGACTACTTCGGTGAGATCGCTCAGATGGGCGACAGCGTAAAAATCATCAAGGAACCTGAGGTGAGCGTCCAAGCTTATAAGCGCGGCACTCAAATCACTGCTCAGGATCTGGATGACGAGGACTTCACTCTGGTTGTCGACCAAGCAAACTTCTTTGCTTTCAAAATCGACGACATCGAAGCTGCTCACTCGCACGTGAACTTCATGCAAATGGCTACTGACCGCGCTGCTTATCGCCTGCGTGACCAGTATGACCAAGACGTGCTGGGCTACTTGTCCGGTTATACACAGTCTGCTCTGCATGCTGCTGCCGACACTGCCCGTACCACCATCCCCGGTACTAAAGCTGTTGCCACCGCTGGTGCTGACGAACTGTTGGCCTCCATGAAGCTGAGCCGCCCAAGCTTCGGCAACCTGACTACCGCTGGTAGCGTTGGTGACTCCATTCCTTTGGCTCCTCGTTTGCCCGGTGCAACTGCACTGCCCACCACCACTGTTTCGCCATTGATGGTGATTGCACGTATGGGTCGTCTGTTGGATCAGCAGTTCGTTGACACCCAAGGTCGTTGGTTGGTCGTCGATCCAGTGTTCATCGAAATGTTGAAGGACGAAGACAGCCGTCTGTTGAACTCCGACTTCGGTGGTTCCGGTCTGCAAAACGGTTTGGTCATCAACAACCTGCACGGTTTCCGTATCTATGTGTCTAACAACACTCCTAAGATCGGTACTGGTCCCGGTACTGCTGGTGCTTCTGCTCAATCCACCAACTTCGGTGTGATCGTTGCTGGTCAAGACGCTGCTGTGGCAACTGCTCAGCAGATCAACAAGACCGAGACTTACCGCGATCCCGACAGCTTTGCTGACATCGTGCGTGGTATGCACCTCTATGGCCGCAAAATCCTGCGTCCAGAAGCCATCGTTACTGCACTGTACAACGTGGCCTGATGAAACAGGGGAGGCTCAAAAGGCTTCCCCGTTTCTACATACACATCTCTCAATAAAGGAAATTTAAAATGGCTACTGTTACTACCCTCGCTGGTGGCGCTTCCGCTG